TGGATCTATGATCGCATGGGTACTCCCGGATGCCAATGCAAAGGCTTACTATTTAGAGTTCACTGGTCAAGGTCTAGTGAGTCTAGAAAAGGCCTTGTCTGAAAAACAGACGCAGTTGGCTAGTTTGTCAGCACGGTTAATCGGACAGAGTTCTAATGGGTCCGAAGCTGCGGCTACAGTCCGTTTGCGATACATGTCTGAGACCGCATCGCTGGCTTCCGTGGTACGGTCAGTAGAGGCAGTCCTAAATAAAATATATCGTTGTCTTGCAAAGATGGAAGGCTTAGACCCTGAATCTATTAGCATTATAATGGACAAGGAATTTCTGGACAGCAGGCTGTCTAGTGCGGATTTGCGAGAGATGGTTCAGGCTTACCTGGACGGGGGTCTTAGCAAAGAGACGCTGGTATATAACCTGCGTCGGGGCGGAGTCATTTCTCCAGATCGTTCAGATCTAGAGGAGACGAAAGCCTTGGGTAATGCGAAAGTAATGGCGATGAATGCGGTGCATAATGTTCCGCCTAAACCTGTAAACCAACCTGGAGTTAAATCATGAGTTTGAAATTAGTAGTCGACAGTGTCGATGGCTTGAGTGCTGATGTAGCGGGGCTATATACCCAAAGCAGTGACGGCAAGTACTATCTTGAAGTTGATGGCGCGGTCTCCAAAGTCAAGCTAGATGAGTTCCGCGAAAATAACGTGAGGCTCATGAAAGAGTTGGATAAATACAAGGGCATCGACCCATCAAAATACGCTGAATTGTTAACCTTGCAAGCCAAAGCTGACGAGAAGAAGCTAATCGATGCCGGCGAAATTGATAAAGTAGTCGAACAGCGTGTCGGGCAAATGCGTGACACGATGTCAGCGGAGATTACGGCTTTGAAGCAAGTTAATGAGGTCGCACAGCACCAGTTAGAGTCTTTACTCATCGACAGTTCAGTACGCGATTCTGCTATTAAGTCAGGCGTTCACCCGCTAGCTGTGGACGACGTACTTCTACGCGCAAAAACGGTTTTCAAGGTCAGAGACGGCGCAGCTGTACCTGTGGACAATAATGGTGGTGTCATTTTTGGCAAAGACGGCTCCACACCCATGTCTGTGTCTGACTGGACTATGAGTCTCAAAAAATCAGCGCCGCATTTGTTCCAAGGGTCTTCTGGGGGCGGTTCTAATGGATCCTCTGGGACAAAGGGCGTGGATTCCTCGAGGCTATCTGCATTGCAAAAAATATCAGCGGGCCTTGAGACGATGTAAACCCCTGATCATGGTCCATGAATATATTTATGTACTTGTGGGCCATGTTAGGTATAATAGCATTACGATAATCAAATAAGTAATCCGCGATTATTTATTTGCAAATTGTCTCTCCGGTGGGGTAGACTGGCGATAAATTCGTTTAATCAACTTTTCACCGGAGAAACATATGGCATCTGTTACACTCGCCGAATCGGCTAAACTCTCTCAAGACCTGCTTTTGACAGGTATTATTGAGAGCATCGTGACTGTCAATCCGATCTATGAAGTTCTTCCCTTTATGGAGATCGATGGCAATGCGTTGAGTTACAATCGCGAAAACGCATTGGGCGACGTCCAATTTCTGGGCGTTGGTAGTACTATCACGGCTAAGGCCGCTGCTACATTTACCAGCGTGACATCCAGTCTTACGACTTTGCTAGGTGACGCGGAGATTAATGGGCTGATCGAAGCCACTCGTTCTGACAAACAAAGTCAGACAGGTGCTCAAGTCGCCTCTAAAGCCAAGTCTTTGGCTCGTCAATATCAGGACACGATGATCAATGGTGATGGTACTTCAAACACCTTTACAGGTCTCTTGTCATTGACGCCCGCGCGTCAAAAAATCAACGATGGTGCTGGCGCCGGTTCCAATCTCTCATTTGATACTTTGGACCAACTGATCGACACTGTAACGGACAAAGATGGTCAGGTCGATTACATTATGATGCCTTCACGCACTCGCCGGTCTTATCTGGCTTTGTTGCGTGCTCTGGGCGGCGCCTCGATCAACGACGTTATGACGTTGCCTTCTGGTCGTCAAGTGCCCGCTTATCGAGGCGTTCCGATCTTTGTTAATGACTGGATCCCGACTAATCAAACCCAGGGTTCTTCGACTGGCGTTTGCACCACTGTTTTTGCTGGTACCTTTGATGATGGCTCAGGCAAACACGGTATCTCCGGGCTAACAGCCCGAGGTGCTGCAGGTGTTCGAGTAGAAAACGTCGGCACAATGGAAACGAAGGATGAGAAAATCATTCGTATCAAATTCTATTGTGGCTTTGCCAATTTCTCACAACTTGGCATCGCAGCAGCTCCTGGTATCCTGAACTAATCAGGGTATTTTCTGGAAACCATCATTTGATGGTTTCTGGAAAGTATAATCATAGGAGCCCTTATGTATACCCGAGCGATCTTTACATTGCCGTCGGCAACTGATGGTGAGTATATCCTTAACAATCATTATCGATTCGTCGATAAGAAGTTAGAGGTTGATGTTGACACGGCCAAAAAGATTGAGACAATTCTGGTCTCATATTATGGCTGCACTGTTGAGTGGATCAATGACAACGATTCTCCTGTGAAGGCTTCGGGTGAAAAGCCTACCTTGGCAAAGACGGAAACCGCGAAGAGTAAGTAATGACGGTAATCTCCATTCCTGGTAGTGTCACGTCGAATAGTTACTGCGACATAGCAGAGGCTGGCGCTTACTTTGGAAATAGCATTGGCAAGACTTTATGGGCCACTAGTGAATATCAGGAAGTCGCATTAATTGAGGCTACTCGCTTATTAGATACTCTCGTTACTTGGAACGGATACGTTGCATCTGAGAGTCAGCGACTTCGTTGGCCTCGGATATTTGTACCCAAACCTGATGCATATCCATACGCCAGCGCTATGACGGATATGGGCGTAGGTGGACCGTATTTACCTAGCGACACTATACCTGAGCCAATTAAAGACATCACTTGCGAATTAGCTTATAGTTTGATTTCTAATGTCGGTTTTCAGATGGATGAAAACCCTGTCACACAGGTTCGCGTTGGTACTTTACAGGTACGGTTCGCGGAAAAAGTGAAGAGTTATGGATTGCCCCTTTTAGTACAAAGTATGATAACCCCCTGGGGTGCGTATTCGCTGCAATCTAGTAATGATGTTCGCCAAGTGAGTGTGGTACGAGTATGAACCTGACCGCCGCCCTTAATACTTCAGTCGGTCGGGTCCGGCAAGCTATAAGTTCGTTGCTATCTCCTGCGACGCTCATAAAGACTACTGCAAAGACATATGATGTTTTGACTGGCAGAAAAAATTCAATCGTCACACAAACCACTATCAATGTTGTAGTAGAAGCATTCGATGTTTCAGAACTAAATTCAAGTGTATTGTACTCGGATTTGAAAATTACCATTTTCAAAGATCCATCATTTGAAATAACTCTAGATGATAAAATTATGATAGGCGGGGTTACTTACAGCATCGTGAAAATAACTCCGGCGTATGTAGGTGGTGATGTGCTAACTTATACAATCCAATTACGTTAGTGGCGCTCTGGATTGCGCTCTGATCAGTTCAAAACTAGCATACCAATAGTAGTACCAAGGCCTAACAATTTTAACTTAAACCAGAGTGTAGCTTCAGAGCGCAAAATGAACATAACAGCTTCTTGGACTGTAAAACCACAGAGTTTCAATACTTCTGTGGACAAAAGTCTTGCGGAGATGACCAAGAAGTTAGCGACTCAGGTTTTTGAGGGCGTCGTACAGCGAACACCTGTTTGGACTGGCCGGGCACGTGCTTGCTGGACTTTGAATGCACGTACGCCCGTGTTCAAGTCCATCCCTCTTGCTGGACATAGCCCTGCGTCACCTCTTTCCGCTCCACATGTGCCTTCTCTGGCTGGATATTCTGGGCGTGACTCTATCTATGTAGCTAATGGGCAACCATATTCTGGTGTATTAGAATTTGGTGGCCTGCATAATGCTCCCGTAGGCATGGTGAGCACCACATTAGCGAGTCTCAAATCATGAGCTTTTTGGAAGAGAAGCAGGTTATTGAATCGTATGTGGCGGCGAATTATTCCGCTACAATGGTTAATTATGAAAACGTCGAGATGAACGAAAGCCTCGTCAACGAATGGGTACGTGTATCTATTCAAAATGCCGGGGCCAATCAGATCGCTTTAGGTGACCTGGTATATAGGTATACGGGAGTATTGTATTTTCAGATCTTTGTTAAGCCCGATGTAGGCTCTGGGAGGGCCCTCGAAATTGCAGACACGTTGTCTGCTTTGTTTAAGTCAAAGCGTATCGGTGGTATTCTTTTTCGTGTTCCAAGGATTCAAAGAGTCGGCTCTTACAAAACTTGGTATCAAGTAAATGTGTTGGTTGAATTTTCTAGAGAGGAATGATCATGAGTAATCTTGGAACTTCGAATCGTGTTGCTCTTCGGTATGTGCCAGAAGTAACTTTTGGGACCACTCCCGCAACACCTACCCTTACGGATATTCGCTATACAGGCGAATCTCTTAATTACGCGGTCAAGACGGTGCAGAGTTCTGAAATTCGGTCAGATCGAAATGTATCAGATCTGGTACGAGTCGGAGCGGATGTGACGGGTGACGTACAGTTCGAGCTGTCCTTCCTGTCTTTTGATGCGTTTCTGGAGGCCGCGTTGGCTAGCACGTTCGGTGCACCTGTAGGTAATGTCTCCACCCTGAAAAATGGTGTTACGTTGAAATCTTTCACTATTCAGAAACATTTCCAAGATCTGACCGCCCCGGTATTTCAGAACTTTGTCGGCGTACGTGTAGGCGCACTGAATCTAGATTTCAAAACTGGGTCAATCCTTGCAGGTTCACTCTCGCTGATGGGTCTTGGCGCGTCTGCTGGCACCTCTCAGATTGCTGGAGCTAGCGTCGTTGAAAGCCCTGGCGTGTCTGAATCTATTATGAATTCAGTCACTGATTTGATTGAGATCAAAGAAAACGGTGTGACTAGTACGATGGTTATTAACTCACTGTCAGTGAGTATCAACAATAACTTGCGTGCTCAGGATGCTATTGGAACGTTTGGGCACGTCGGAGTCGCTCTCGGAAAGATGGATGTTACTGGTAACATCGAGGCTTACTTTACGGATTTGACAGCATATAATCGGTTCGTTAACGGGACAAATTTCGCTCTGTCGTTTAAGGTGCAAGATGCTTCCACAGATAGTTATATGTTCACATTCCCAGTAGTTAAGTTCGAAACGGCCACGATCGTGGCTGGCGGTTTGGATCAGGACGTCTTTATGAAGGGTACCTGGAGAGCCTTGTACGATACTACGACCTCTTGCACAATTCAGATCGACAAAACAAATAATCCCTAAACCTAACTTAAAGGAAAATTATGGCTATTAACATCGATCAGAGTAACCCTGGGGCTGAAGACGGGGTATGGACCAAGTATCACGGGTCTGAGTTTTTGGTGGTGCATATCGGCCACCTTAAATTTCAACGTGCTTTGTCTAGACTTCAAGCACCATTTCGTCGCAAAATCGAAAAGGGAACCATGGACCCGATTGAAAGCCGCGATTTGCTGTGCACAGCCATGGCTGATGCGTTAATCCTGGACTGGAAGGGCGTAGTTGATTCGAAAGGCACTGATATTCCGTACAGCCGAAAAGTGTGCGAAACGGCTCTTTTTAATAACCCGGATTTGCGCGAATACCTTCAGGATTTCTCCATGGATCTGGAGAATTTTCGTGTAGAGGAGCAGACTGAAAAGGGAAACGACTAGTCGAATACATTAGGTGGCGTACGGAGTGGGGGGATAAGGTCGATTTCCTCGAGGAATTAGAGGATAAAGGCATATCCCCTCAAGCCCTGAATAAAGCCCCAAATGTATTCGAGTGGATGATTGAGTATATAACTGCTTTTGACATGCTGGCTTCTAGACGTACGAACGGAATGAGTCCGAATCCTATTAGCTTAACAGATGTCCAGGCGTATGTGGAACTATTTGGTTGTAGTAACCCACGTGATTTTGTGAAGTTTATCATATTAATGGATGTCGTTTTTTTAGAGGTTATTAGAAAAGCTCAAAAATGAGTGATACTAGTACATTACAGGTAGTCATAGACCCTAGTGGAGCGGTAGCTGGGGCTGAAAAGGTTATACTAGCCATTGAAAAGATGACTAGTAAATCTAAAACTGCCTTCGACGGTGTATCGTCTAGTGTCACTAGAATGAATAAGTTTCTTTCTGCGGCTAACTCTGGTATTTCGCAATTTGTAACTGCTTTAGGAGCGGGCGCGGCGATTCAGACATTTACTGACAGAATGATCGAGGTTAATACGACTTTTAATGCTTTCATCGCCACGATGACAGTCATTAATGGTTCTTTAAGTCAATCGAAATCCGAATTTAATTACATTGCTAGCGTAGCGAATAAGCTAGGCGTTAGTATTGAGTCTATCATCAAGCAGTACGGGAGACTAGCCGCTGCATTGAAAGGCGTAGATACCACTGGCCAAATGACTAGAGAGATATTTGAAGCTATATCTACGGCGTCTGCGGTGCTGCACATGAAGGGATTCGAAACAAACCTTCTGTTTAATGCTTTGGAGCAGTCAGTATCTAAGGGCAAGGTTAGTCTCGAAGAGTTTCAGCGTCAATTAGGTAATAAATTACCGGGGGCCATGCGAATGGCTTCCGAAGCGATGGGCATGACTCAGAGAGCGTTCCGTGACGCAGTTACGAAAGGCACGTTGGATGTAAATGAGGTAGTTATAAAGTTAGCGGGTCAAATTAAGAAAGAGTACGGCGACGCATCCACTATAGCCGCCGACATGTTTACCGGTCAAGTTGCGCGCATGAAAAACGCCGTAACGATGTTGTACATATCGATCGGTCAGAGCGGAGCTATTGACGGGCTTACTAAAATCGCTAAAGCCATCACTGGGATATTTTCGGATCCTGACATTGGCAAAGAATTAGGCGAAAGTCTGTATAAGTTATTTAGTGATATCGCTGACTGGATTTCCAAGATCACCGCTAGTGATATTCGCGATTTCTTTGTGGGCCTGTCTGGAGTTCTAGAATCATTTAGTGACATCCTCAAAGGCATAATCCAGTATTTTTCTGATGTATATGACGGTAAGGCCGACTTTTTAGATTTTGGTGAAGTCGTAGCAAAGAGTCTAAATATGATGGCTGATGCGGCTTTGACATTTGCCGCGGCTTTGACTTTATTACCATCAATAGCTCTTACTGTGGCCTCAGCTATCAAAATCCCATTTTCGGGATTGAAGGCTATTTACGATTTGGCTAGTGGGGCGTCGCTAGATAATGTAGTTAAACGGTTAGATGTGAATTTCACAGCGCTTTCCACTTCCGA